ACAGCCCGCTGCGCGGCGTCCCCTTGCGATGCCCCGCTGCCGCCCCAGGACTGCGCCTCAAATCGCGACGGGTCGCTGGTCGACCGCAAGGGCGCACCGTCGATGCGCGCGGCGTCTAGCGCCCGTAGCGCGCCGAGAACGCCACCGAACGGCGGCCGGCTGCTCTCGCCGCGGTTCTCGCGCGCGATGATGGCGAGCGCGACCTTGGTGGCCTCGTGCTGCCGCTTGGCCCGCTCGCGCAGCATGGCCGGCGTCACCGTCTCGACGGGCGCAGCGTCGCGGTACGGCTGCGCATCGAGCGCGTCGACCAGCGCGACCTCGCTGACGTGGTCCTCGAGCAGCTGGCGCACGTCGACGCTAAGTCCGGACCTCTTCATGTCGCGTCGCCCTCGACTCTGGACGTTTGCGCGCGAGGTCTGGACGTTACGCGCGCAGCTCTGGACCTTTGCGGCTTCGCGACGATGACGCGCTCGAGTTCCACGACGCGCACCTCCACGCGGGGACGTTCGCGGTCGACGTGCGTCGCGACGAGCAGCGTCGTGATCTGCGAATCGTCCAGATAGAGCACGCCGTTGAGCGCGTCGAGCACCGTCTTCGCGATGTTGTCGAGATCGCGTCGCCGCTCGTCAGGCAGGTACGCCTCGACGTCGACACGGTAGCGCGCGTGCTTGCTCGGCAACCACGGCCCGCGTGGTCGCGCGGCGAGCGCGTGATAGCGCACGAGCTGCTGATACTGGCGCTGCTTTGCGGGCGTGAAGCGACGCGCGCCCACCGACGCCGCGCGCTGCCACGGAACGACCGGCCCCGGCACCGTGAACGACACGTCGAGATTACACGCCATCGAAGAGCCCCAGCTGTCTTGATGCCATGTCAGTCACTGTTGGCGCAACCGGCGCAGGCTGCGGCGCTATCGGCGCAACGGGGCGCGGCTTGCGCTTCGTGGGCTTCGCTGGCGTCTTGAGCGCGTGCGCCACCCGTCGCCGGATGATCTCGACGTACTCAGCCTCGCGCTCGATGCCGATCGCGTCCACGCCCTCTTCGATGCACGCGAGCAACGTGGTGCCGCTACCGCAGAACGGGTCGAGCACGACGCCACCGGGCGGCGTTATCAGCCGCACCAGCCAGCGCATCAGCGCGATGCTCTTCACCGTGGGATGGCTGTTCGTGCGAGCCGCCGCGCCACGGTTGCGCGGGTTATCGCCGCCCGGTGCGCCAGCGACGCGGCCCTCGTCGCGCTGCTGCGGTTCAAGCTCGGCACAGCCAGCGTCGCGCTCGGAGCGCGAGGGCTTCGCGACATAGAAGAAGCGGGACGCGCCGCCGCCGGGATCTGCGGGCCAAGTGCCGATAGCTGCAGCGCTCTTTTCGTCGTCAAACATTCCGAAGCCTTTGCCGCCGCGTTGACCTACACGCCCGGTCTTCGGCCTCGCGATGTCAGTCTGCTCATCCAGCATCGCCGCAGCCTCTTCGTCAAGCGTTACGTTCGCGGGCCAGCGACCTAGCGATGTGGTCTTCTCAAAGCGGTCGAGGGCACGCTCCTTCATCTTCTCTTCGTTGGCCTTGTGGGGGCGTTGCCATCCTTCGTGCAGTTTTGCGTCTGACTTTAAGAAACGAGACGGATTGCCCATATCCTCACCATCCGTCCCGATTCTGCACCCATCCACGTTGATCGCGCCCGTGCCATGCTTGATCACGTTCGACGCGATGGTGCCGTCGAGAGGCTTGCGCATCAGCCACCAGTCCTCAGCGGCGGGCTTGAGCGCGGTGCCCCAGCCTTGCCATTGGCGAGCGGCTTCGGTGGCTGGAGCGGTGATGGGCACTTCCTTGGGGGGCACTCCTCGCGAGTCGGTATTGGAGGCGTATGTTCCGCCCTTTTCTTCCGTTGTCTGGGCCGCGTTGCCCGTCAGCGTGCGAGTCCCGACTACTTTGCGCTCCGCTCCAGCAGCCTTGTCGATGGCTTTGCTCACGTCGAGGCTCTTCGGGAAGCCCGACCCGTACAGATGAACGACCTTGTCGCGAGGCTGCCAGCCCGCGTCCTCCCACGCCCAGCCCGTCCAGTGTGACGTGCGCGGCAACGCCCACACCAGCGCGTGACCTCCCGGCTTGATGACGCGCAAACACTCGCGCGCAATCTCTGCCATCCACGCGACCCACTCGGTGCGACCGCCCTTGTCTCGGTCCCAATCTTTGTTCATGAACGCGATTCCCGCAGGAGGGTCGGTGACGATCGCGTCCACGCTGCACGCGTCCATCGCGCGTAACGCCTCGAGGCAATCGGCGTGGATGATGCGCGGCGCTTTCATCGCGACCTCCCTCGCAGCTCGCGCTCAGCGTCCTGCGCCTCGTAGTCGGCCCGACGCTGCGCTGCTGCGCGCTCGTACTCCGCGCGCGACTCCGCGGCCTCCTCGCTCGTGCGCCCCCAGTGCGCGCGTTGCCGCGGTGTCCACGTGCGCTCCGAGGTCGCCAGCGATGGATTGCGCTCTATCTGGCAGCGGCCGCACGCGCCTGCGACGAATCCGGGGTGCCGCTTGCACTGCGGCGGTAGCTGACCGGGCATCAGTTTGACGTCCTGTCGGGCCTGATAGACAGCTCGACGGTGATCCGCTCGAGCCGCATCGGGCACCAGCGCGGCGGCGTCGTCGGCGGCTCCGTCGCAAGGTCTAGCGACGCGACGACGATGCGGTCGTCCGACACGGTGCACGCGTGCTCGATCGTCATTGAGTCGACGCCGCGGATATCGGTGCCGAGAAATGGGCACGTCGCGCACCCTTCAAAGATAATCAGCTGCATTTGCGTTGCTCCGCGCGCGCTGGCGCTCGACACCGACGATCTGATTCCCGCTGCTGTTTGAGCCGCGCTTGATGCGCGCACGCCTCGCCGCAGTATTGCAGACGCCGCACGCTGGCGTCGTACGTAAATCGCCGCCGACACGTGGCGCACTGGAGCCGCGCTGGCCCGCGTCCCTTGCGCTGGCGATGCTGCGACGCCGTGATCGACGCTCGCCGCGCGCGATACGCGCACGCAGGCCCGCAGTAGTCGCAGCGGCGCATCGCGACCGGCCGCGTGAACTGCGTGCCGCAACCGACGCACCGACGCGGCAGCTCCTCGCGATACGGCCCCGGCCAGCACGTCGCCGTCCGCGCTGGTAGCGCCGTCCTCGACTGCGGTCGCAATCCCACGGTGCGCCGTTCGCGCGCGATGCGGTCGTGATCGACGCACGCCTCCGCGCTCGCAGGCCAGTGGCGCATGACGCCGCAGCACGCGCAGCGCTCGAGCTCGACGCCCGTTGCGTCGCGTCCTGCCGGCGTCCAGTCGTGCAGCTGCGCCGTCATCGCGCACGCCTCTCGCGCGACGCCGCAGTACGCCTCTCGCGCTGCTTCGCCCAGCGTTCCATCTGCGACGTGCGCGCCGCCTCCCACGCGCACAACGGGCCGCAGAACTCGCAGCGCGTCATCGTCACCGGCCTGCGATACGTCGCCGCGCAGCGCCGACACTCGCGCGACGCCTCGCCCTCGCGATACGGCCCTGCCCAGACGCCCGACGACGGCTGCGGCCTCTTGCGCGCGTACGCCTTGCGCTTGCTGCTGCGCTGAATGCCCGCGCGTCGCGCCGACGTGCACGCATCCTCCGCGAGCGGCCAGTGCGCCATGACGCCGCAATACCGGCAGCGAGAGCGCGGCTCACCGAGGTCGCTGCGGCCCTCGTCGTGCCAGTCGTGCCCGCTCACGACCGCTGCCTCCGCTGCTGCGCGCTATTGGCTGCGCGGAGATTCTCGACGCTGCACACGCGGCAGCACGTCTGGAGACGCGGCCACCGACGAGGACGCCGGAACGACCGCTGACAGGCGCGACACGTCCGCGGCTGCTCCGCGGCGTACGGCCCATCCCACTGGCCCGCGTGCAGAGGCTGCGTCTCGTCCAGCGCGGGGGGCGTGATCTGCGTCCGCACGCACGTCGCGTGAGCCGCGGGCCAGTGGCGCAGCACCGCGCAGCGCGAGCACCGTACGCGCTCGGCACCGTCAGGCAGCTTGCCATCGGGATACCACTGGTGCGGCAGCACGTAGCCCGGCAGCGCATCGTCATCGTCGTCGTCGATCACGACCGCGCCTCCTGCCGCGCACGATACGCCGCAGCGTCGGCGCGATTGCGGTCGAGCATATTATCGCGCGCGCACATGGGGCCGCAGAACGACATGACGCGAAACCTCTTCGGGTGCCGGAACTTGCTGCCGCAGCGCTTGCACGTCGACCAGCGGTTCTTTGCGTACGGCCCGTCCCAGTGCACCGACGCGCCGTTGCCTTGCACGACCGGCTGCGGAGCCGATGTCGTCGCGTGAACGCGGTAGCGCGCGTTGCACAAATACGGGCACGCGTCGCGAGCGCCCGCCCAGTGGCCTAGCATCCCGCAGCGCGCGCATCGCAGACGCGGCTCGCCGTCCTCGCGATAGCCGTCAGCAACGAAGCAATGCGCCGTCATCGCGGGCTTTCGTGGATGCGCGCCCGCATCATCGCAGCAGCCAGCCGCGAGCGAATCTCGCGGACGTGGACGCCGCAACGGTACGCAGCCTCAACGTATAGGTGCTCGTCCAGCGCGCATCCGAGGGATATCTCGCGCGTCAAGACCAGCAGCGCCGTCGTCTGGATGGCGGCGTGGAGCTGGCCGTGGACTTCGTCGTCGTGGCACTCGACCACGTCCAGCCACGCCTGCTCGAGAGCAGAGCCAGCAGGGTCGAGCCTACGTGCAGCATCATCACTCATTGCGTCCTCCCCACCGACGACGGAGCTGCACCAGCACCGGCACCGGCACCTTCTACTCTCCGACCCCGTCGCCGCCCGTCCCCCTCGCCAGCGCCGCCCGCCTCCCCACCAACCGGGTGCGAGGGAGCCGAGCAAGACCCCCCTACCCCCCATCGACTTTGTGGTGAGATCACCACTTCGTCGGAGTCCAGTCGTCGGCGCATGGGGCGCTTCGTTTCTGGCCGGGGGGAGGTGTCTTGCTCAGCGCCTTGCACCCGTCGCCGGTCTGCTCGGTCGCCTTCGCGAAGTGGTGGAGCCCCTACGTCCACCCAGTCAACTCGCGGCTGACTGCCCGCGCCGGTCATACGATACGCCACGCCCGCTGTCAAAAACTTTTTCATGGCTGGTTGAACTCCGGTCCGTTGCCACGCACCCAGCCATTCGCCTCAAGCGCGCTGCACAGCTTTTTAGCTTGTTCAAAGGTGATGTACGTCGTGTCGTATCCGCGCTTCGCCAGTTCACGAGCCTGAGGAGGCGTACACATTCCCTTCCTGTATCTTGCGATTTGCGCGCCGATCACCTGATGCGCTTGCCGCTTCGATAGGTCCGGTGAGCCGATGCCCCACTTCGTCAAAAGCGCGCGCTGCTCGTCAGTCATTCGCACGCCGCCGTCATATTTGGGAATCGGAAGCGCACCGCCGAACTTGCTCGCAAACGGATCGACTTGTCGACTTGCGTATCGCGGCTCGGCGTAAACCTTTGCGTTGCGCCTGCGCGCCTCGTCCTCCTTGCGCCGCCGTTCCAGTTCCTGCGCCGCGCGTTCGGCTTCCTTGCTTTCGCGCTCGGCCTGCGCGTAGGCGCGTTCAAGCGACATTCCTTGATCAGACAGCTCCTGCATCCGCTCCTGCCACCGCTCAGGCAGCGGGTTCTCGCCCATCAACACCTCGACCGGGCTGCACAGCTTGTGCGTCGTGCCGACCATGCCGACGAAGTCGATCACGAGCAGGTTCTCTTTGCCCTCGTGCTTGCGTGTGCCGCGGCCGATGCACTGGGTCATCAACGCACGCGACTTCGTTGGACGTGCAAGCGCCACGCAGCTGGTGTGCGGTGAGTCGAAACCCTCCGTCAAAACCGCGCAATTTACAAGGAATTGCACTTCGCCTGCTTCATATTCGTCCAGAATCCGCTGACGCAATTCGCTGCCCGTTTCGCCATGCACAACCGCAGCTTTTGCCTTCGTGTATGCGGCCAGCACGTCAACCAGCGCCTTCGCGGTCGCGACCGTAGGCGTGAAAACAATCGTCGGACGCTTCCCGGCTTCGCGCACAAGCGGCCCAGCCATTTCGTGCAACACGCGGTCGTTGTTCATCGCTTGCTCAAGGTCGGCGGCAGTTAGGTCGCCGTTGCGCGAGCGGACGCGCGTAATGTCGAGGTGTTCGACGGCGATCTGCTGCGCGATGATGCTCGTCAGATGCCCGCGCTGGATGCCCTCGTAAATGTCCATCCGATACGCGCAGCTATCGAACAGTTCTCCAAGTCCGACCTTGTCGAGACGGTCAGGCGTCGCCGTGACCCCCAGAACTTGCGATGCGTGGAAATGATCGAGGATTTTGCGGTAGGTCGCGCTTGTTGCGTGGTGCGCTTCGTCCACGACAATCGACGTAAAATCCCACGGGTTGAAGCGTTGCAAGCGTTTCGTCATCGACAGCGTCTGCACGCTCGCGACGACGAACGGCTGCGGCATCAGCGACGACGTAGTCTGTCCCGCCATCTCAACGCCAACCTGCGCATCAGGGATCTGCCTCTTCAATCGCGCAACGGCTTGATTCACAAGCTCCTCGCGATGCGCGAGGACAAGCACACGTCCGCCGTGAAGTGCCTGTCTACGCTTCGCCCACTCGCAGAAGATGGTCGTCTTTCCGAGGCCGGTGGCGAGCACGATCAACGTGGACCGCAGCCCCTTCTCGCCGTGTTCGCGCTCGATAGCGGAGACGGCTTCCAATTGATAATCACGAAGCTTCACGGTCATCGCGCACCTCGCTTGCCGTTCCGCGCGTTAGCGCCGTCAACCCGCTGCTGGAAATCTTCGGGGCACAACCAACCAGTCGCGCCGCAGGGGTTGCAATAGACCGGATGCTCGCCGCCCGTGCCATCGCATTCCGAGCAGACCACCCACGGACGCAAGCGTTCCACCGACATTTCGGCTTGCTTGAGCGAACGGCTCAGCGACCAACCATCGAGATCGGCATGGCGCACCAGCGCGCCGTTGGTGATGTTTTTCGATGCGCGCGTGAGGGCCGCGCGATGCTGCCCTGATGCGTTCTTCGCGGCGACGATGGTCGCGACCGTCGCTTCGTATTGCCGCGTCAACAGCGTCCACTTGTAGATCAAGCATCCCGGCACCTCGCGCCCCTGATGGTCGCAGAGCACGGACGGCTTCTCGACCTTCGCGGGCTCAGCGGCGACGTCGTCCTCGAGCTCGGCGTCGTAGCCGTCGAAGCCGTCGTCGTCGGCCTCCTCGTCGGCCACCGGCTGAACAGGCGGAATCGGCTTCGCGGGCTGCTGCGCATCCTCGAAAGCCTTGTCTTTCCGAGCCTTTGCGACTGGCGAATGGCCCGTTGCGACGTGTCCTTTTTCAGTGAGCTTCTTACCGGAACCAGACTCAATCTTGGAAGTGGTAACGGTTTCCACTTCCAGATTTTCCATATTCTGAGCCTGCAATTCGCGGCGAATTGTCGCGGCGAATGGATGGGAGACGCCACAATGCGCAGCGATAGCTCGGTCACCTTTCCCCTTGGATTTTGGATGCCGTAGTGCTGCAATCACAGCCGCGCGCTTATCAGCGTTCGTTCGCGCAAGCCCGCGGTTAGCCGCGCACGCAAGCCATTGCGCGTCTTCGATCGTGCCCTCGCGGATATGCGCGTCGATAGTGCGCTGCCCTCGACGGATTGCGACGGCGTGACGGTGGAAGCCGTCGACCAGCCACAACGAGTTCCCGTCGTCCACGACGTGGATCGGCGGAAATGTCGCACCCGCCTCGGCCGCGTCAAAATACTCGTCCAGCGTGGCCTTGTCGTACAGCGCCTCGCGAATCTGCGTGCCGCCGTCAAGCCGGATGCGCGTGATGTCGACCGTGACAGCAGCCATCAGACACCTGCCTTTCGAGCGAGCAGGAAGGCGCGACGCAGCCACGCGGACGGCGTCAGGTGATCGGCGGCAGCGACCTCTTCAAGCACGACGCGCTCTTCAGGCGTCATCATCATCGAGAACCGCTCCGTGCGTGGATTCTCCACGCGCCGAGCATCTAGGACAGGATTCCGTCGGCGTGACATATTCAACTCCTTTGCGCGTAAAGCGCGCATCGAACGGGAGTCGTATGCATATCACGTTGCGCTGGTATGTCAACGCGCGAGGATAAGAAAAGGACCAGCAGCTGACGCCCTACGTCGCGGGTAGGGAGTCGCGACGGCGTCGAGCTGCTGGTCCGCGTGGTGATTACGCCGCGCACGTCATGAGGTCAATGTCACGGGGTCACTTCTGCGAATTGTGACCCCGGATAGTCACGGCAACCGCCAGAACGCGTTAGCGGTGTCGCCGCAGTCGACGCGCCGCCAGCCTAACCGCAACGCGCGCGCGAGATCGTCGCCGCTCGCAGCGCCCCAGTGCTCCGCGTCGCATCGCCCCGGCCCTCCGCGCTGGACGGCGACGAGTGCGCGAGCATAGAGCCGCTGCAAGCGCGGCGTGCCGCCCTCTGGTAGCGCGCGGATGCGGGCCTGCCGCAGCGAGGGTCGCGACGCGCGGTGCACGGCGCAGTAGCGGCGCGCCATCGATGCGACGCTCATCTCGCCTCGAGCAGCGCGCCGCTCGAGCACGTCGAGGATGGCGGGCCAGTCCTCCGCGCGCGAGCTCTCCGCGACGAGGCAGCGCGCGATGTCGGCGGCGTCGTGCGACGCGGCTGCGGGCGGGTCTTGCGCTTCCGCGACGTTGCAGGCCGAGCAGCTGCCGAAGCCGATGACGGCGAGCAGCGCGCCGAGCACGATGTCATCGAGGATGCGGGTCATAGATCCTCCGTAAGACACGGACCCACTGTGAACCAAGAGGCTCGATCATCGCGTGGATGCATATAAGTCATCATCAGTCCAGTTGTATAACCGTGGAAACGGCCAGCGGAAACTCCCATTCGAAGGCGTTTGGTAGACTCTCGAACTTCGGCGCACGTCAAGCCTGTTCGCCGCGCAATCGCGCGCACCGACGACTTGATATGCCGTGGGTCGGGTTTTTTTAGACGAAGGTTGCGGCGGTAAAGCCGTATCAAATCGTCTGCGACTTGGCGGTCATTTCCTTGCACAGCTGCGCGAACCGCCGCGTACAATTTCTCCCAACGGGGGTCTGGTTTGCTATTCACGCGTCACCTCCGCGGCCAGTGATGCGCGGGCCGCTTTCGGCATCGCGGCGAGCGCGCCACGACGGCAGCGAGATATCGTCGTCCGCGCGCGTGCTGAGCAGCGCGGCGATGGCAGCGTCACGCAGCGCGCCGACGACGAGGCGAGCAGCGAGACGCGCCTCGCGGACGTGCGCGACAGCGAGGTCGAGGAGAAGCGAGCGGCGACGGTGCGGGCTCATGGCGCGTCCTCCACGACGACGCGCGACTCGCCGGCGACGACGGGTTCCTCGACGGGCGGCTCCTCGAGGCGAGCCAACGCGGCGCGGATGCGGTCCAGCGTGTCCGGTATAGACGGCGAGGCAAGGCGCACGGCGTTGACCACGAGCTGCCCGATGTCTGCGGCGGTGATGGCAGGCTCTTCAACGGGCGCGGCCTCGACGCGCGGCGTGCGCTTGTGCGGTGGCGTGGCGACGACCTCCGCGGGCACCTTGCGCGGGCGACCTCGAGGACGGCGCGGCGGCTGCTCGACGGGCACGACGGGCGCGACTTCCACGACGACCTCGACGGGCGGCGGCGGCGCGAGCGGCACCTTGCGCGGGCGACCACGCTTGCGCTTGACGGGCTCGTCGCTGGCGATCTCGACGGGCGGTGGCGCGACGACCTTGCGCGCGCGACTCGGCGGCAGCTGCGGGCCACCGACGCGCTGTTGCTCGATGAGCGTGACGACGTAGCGCGACACCGACTCGTCGGCGGCTGCGGCGAGGTCGCGCAGGAGGTCGTGCGTGTGCACGGGCAGGCGCACGAAAAGGGCGGGCAGTTTTGAGGACGGCGTGTCAGGCATGGCCGCGACGGCTAGCAGTTGATCTAGCAGCGCGCAAGCCGACCGCGTGCTAGCGCACGAAATAAATATTTCGCACGCCACGCGAAATAATATTTGACTCGATATAGCACCGGGCTTATACGTAGGGGGTCAGCGGCGCGGTGCCGCGACGCACGGAGAGTAGAGACGACCATGACGACCACGACGACCACGACGACCTGCACCTCGGCTGACGTTTCTCGCGCTGCTGCGGCGCACCGCGCGCTGCGACAGGTCAGCGAGCTGCACGGCCTCGTGACCGAGCAGATCGACGCGGAGCGCGACGCGACGAGCGACACCGACAAGGCAATCCTCAACACGCGCATTGCCAAGACCTTCGCGCGCATCGCCGCGGCCTACCGTCGCAGCGCCGCAGCCGGTGGCCGCCGTTTCTTCATTGGCCAGCAGCCTGGCTCCGGTGATCGTGAGCGCGCCGCCGCCAATCGCGCCGACGCTGACGCCGCGCATCACCGCGAGGTCGCGCGCTTCTACCGCGGTGCGTGAATAAAGCTTGACGGTTGCTAGCGCCTACCTTATAAACATCACGTCGACGGTTAGGGACCGTCGCATTACAGAGAGCGAGGACATCATGACGACCAGCTACCAGATTACCGCGCGCGACACCGGCCACTGTCTCGGCATCTACGAGGGCGCGACGCCCGCTGATGCCGTCGAGGAGCTGCACCGCGACGCAGGCTACGCAGGCAGCGGCGAGGCTGCCGCGGCGCTCGAGATGACCGTCGAGGCGCTGCTCGCGCAGCTCGACGTGCGCGAGACTCGCGTCGCCAGCGACGACGACGTCGCGCACATCGTCGACCTCATGATCAGCGACGATTGCGCGGCGCTCATTGCCGACCGCGACGACGTCACCGAGGACAACGCGTGCCGTGAATTGCTCGCGAGCTGCACCGAGGCGGACTACGTGTCCTGCGGCTGGTCCGACCGCGCCATCATCTGGCAGCTGCGTAATGCGGCGTCGGTGTCGCAAATCGGCGGTTTCGCTACCGACGCCGACACCATCGACCGCGTGCGCGATGCCTACGTCACGCAGCTCGTCGCAGACGCCGCCAGCGAGGCCGACGTCGAGGCGATGATCGCGGACCTCGAGGTGGCGTCGTGAGCGTGCGTGACGCACTGCGCTACGGCGAGTTCCCCGCGGGATTCGGCGTGTCCATCGGCACCGCGCACGCGAACTGCGCCGCTGCGGTGACGGCTGCGCGCGAGGCATGGCGCGACGGCGGCAGCGACACCGCGTATCTGCGCGCGACGCTCGCCGCGATCACCGATGCGGAGCGCGCCCTCGGCGCAGCGTGCGCCGACGTCCGTGGGCGCTCGATGACGGAGGCCGCTCACGCCATCGCTGGCGCGTACGAGCTGCGCGCGCATGAGCGCCAGTGCCGCGCCGACATCGCGGAGGCGTGTCGCCTGCGCGCTCGAGCAGCCATCGGCCCCGAGGTCTGCGCGCAGGTCGATGCCATCCACGAGGCGACGCGCCAGCGCATCGACGCGGCGCGCGACGCGTACCTCGCAGGCGGCGAGCAGCGCACGTACCGCGAGACGCTGCTTCGCGAGCACCGAGAGGCACAGCGCGAACTCGACGTCGTCCTCGCGGCGCACGGTGACGGCGCGTGGGCGGCAGCCGATCAGCGGCGGCTTGACGCGCATCTGAGTCGCGCCAGCGAGGACTACCGGCAGCGCTACATCGCAGAGCGCGACGCACGGCGCGCTGCGGGCGAGCGCTACTAGGCCGAAACCGCGCGCTCCACGCGAGCGCCGGTCGCGACGTGACGCGTCGCCTGACGAGGCCGTCAGACCACCACAGCGAGGACACCATGAGCACCACGAACACGACGACGATGACGACGATGATGGAGAGCACGATGGGCGACATGGGGCTGCGTGCGATTCGCGCTTACCGCTGCGGCGTGAGCGCCATGCCCGAGGTGGCGTGGATCGTGGACGTCGTCACCGAGACGTCGATCACGGGCAGCGGCACCGGCGCGACCTTCGAGGCGGCGTTGGCCTCCGCGGTCGAGAGCACCCGCCAGTCCGCGGGCCAGATCTTCTACATCGTGCAGCGCGACGGGGCGCTGTGATGCGCGCGCCGGGTAACCCGCACGGCGGGCTCGTCGCCGCGCTTGTCGCCGTCTGCGAGGGCTGCGCGTGCCCCGCGTGCCGCCAGCTGCGGCGGCGCATCGCTGCGGCTGGGAGGCCGTCGTGATGTCGAAGTACTGGGTGCGCGTGCGCGCGGAGTACGTCGTGCCCGTGCTCGCGACGTCGCGCGAGGATGCGTTGCAACTGGACGAGGGCGACCTCGTGGACGAGCTGACGCCCGAGTCGCTGTACTCGTGCGAGATCATCGGCGCGGTCGCTGACAGCGAGCGGCACGTCTGGCCGACGAGCGCCGCGGCCCTCGACGTCGAGGAGGTCGGCATCGCCGCGCGCGACGACGCGGACCTGAGCGCCGCCATGCTCGAGGTGGGCGAGCGTATCCGCGCGCAGTTCCGCGGCGTCAGCATGAGCGGCGACGAGTTGCGGTCGCTGGTGAGTCGTGCTATCGCCGCGATGAGCCAGCAGGTCGCGGAGTCGGTACTGGGAGCCGACGCTGATGACCGGTGGGCGCGCCTGCCGCGACTGGCAGAGCGCATTCGATTGAGCGCTGACAGCAGCGCTCGTGCCTATACGAAATGGAGGACGCAATCATGAGTGAAATCAAGGTCGCTGGTCTGGATATGGTGTCGTCGTTGGCTGACGTGCTGCGGCTCGCGGAGACGCTTGCCGCGGCAAAGGGCGGGTTCATCCCCGATCATTTCCGCACTCCCGCGCAGGTCGCCGCCGTCATCCTCGCAGGCCGCGAGTTGGGCGTCGGCCCGATGGCGTCGCTGCGGTCGTTCTACTTGGTCAACGGCAAGCTCGGAATGGACGCCAGCTTCGTGTCGGGCCGGATGCTCGCGCACGGCATCGGCCTCGAGTGGCTCAGCGACACCGACGAGTGCGCCAGCGTGCGATTGACGCGCCCGAACTGCGCGCCGTACACGAGCACCTTTACGCGCGCCGACGCCGAGCGTGCGGGCCTCTGGGGCTCCGCGACGTGGCGCAAGTACCCGCGCGCCATGCTGCGTGCACGCGCGATTACTGCGGGTGCGCGTGCCTACGCCGCCGACGCGTTTAGCGGCAGCGTCTACACGCGCGAGGAGTTGAGCGCGCCGCAGCACGACGAGGAGCCGCGCGTCGAGCACGTCGCCGTCGTGGAGGGCGTGCCCGCGACACCGACGCTCGAGGACGGCGCAGAGCGCATCGTCGCGGCGCTCGACGTGGCGAGCACCGACGTCGAGCTCGCGCAGCTGCGGGCCGAGCTGGTCGCGCCTGCGTGGGCGTCGCTGAGCGCGGCGGGGCGCGAGCGCGTGAGCGCGGCGGGCAAGGCTGCGAAGGCGCGCATCGACGAGAGCAAGAGCGCGATCATCGCGCGGATGAACGCAGACCGCGAGAGCGGCGAGGAGAGCACATGAGCAGCGACCTGAATACGATTTCCGTGACCGGCCGGTGTACGCGTGACGCGGAGGTGCGTGACACGAAGAACGGTGACCGCGTGTGCAACGTCGCGATTGCCGTCAACGGCTTCAAGAAGGACGAGCCGCCCGTCTACTTTGACCTCGTGATCTGGGGCAAAAAGTCGGGCGTTGCGCCCTACTTGAAGAAGGGCACGCCGGTCGGCGTCACGGGCCGTTTCAGCTTGCGTCAGTTTGAGAAGCGCGACGGCACGCGCGGCGCTGCGCCTGAGATCACGGTCACGGAAATTGCGCTCGTCGGCGGCAAGCGCGAGGCCAGCGACGGCCCCATCGTGGAGCGGCGCGGGAAGCCTGCGGCGAGCAACTGGGACAGCGGCGGCGACGATGACCTGCCGTTCTGACGAAATACGGCAATGAAAGCTACTAAACGCGACCCGCGCGACATGGATTTCATGGAGCGACACAGACTTGGAATCATTCTTACGGAGAATGATCGCTTCAATGCCGGTCTTCCGATGAACGAAGTCGGAACATCAATCGTTGCCGGTTTGGTCACTATTACTCACAAAGGGAAAATCATGTCCGATAAATCCGAGAAACAGGTTTCCATCCGCCTCCCCGAGTCCGCCCTGGCGCGCGCGGAGGCGCTCGTCGGCGTGCTCGCCGCGCTGCCCGAATACGCGGCGTTCCGCATTGAACGCGCCGTCGTCCTGCGCATCGCCGTCCTGCGCGGCCTCGCCGAGCTCGAACGCGAGCATCATCGGAATATGACGGAATGACGGCGGCAACGATGACCTGCCGTTTTGACGACGCCGAGCAGCTTGCGCTGGCGCAGCAGCACAACGCTGCGCTGGCGCGGACGCTGTACGCGGCAACCGTCGAGCGCGACGCACTGCGCGCGGAGCTTGAGGCCGCACGCGCTGCGCTGGGAGCGGCGTGGTGCGGCGGCACGCTCGCAGAGGGCATCACGCGGAAGTGCGCATGGTTGGAAAGCTTGATCAATGATGTAGAGAAATTGCAATAACAACACGAGTCGAATTAGGAGACGCACATGGAACAGTGGAAGCCCGGTAATTACGGTTGGCTGTCGACGTCGGTTCTTGAAAACACCTCCCTTACGGCATACGACAAAATCGTCTTGACGTTCGTGCGGACGTTTTCAGAAATACAGCGAAAGAAGCCAATTGGCGACGCGCAGCAGAATCGCATCGTTGAACTTCCTCCCTCGAGCATCACGTCGCAGATGTGCGGGCTTCCCGAGACGACGACGCACGATGCCCTGCATCGGCTTGCACACCAAGGGTTTGTGAAGCTGCATGAAAAGCTGTCGCGGCGACGTCGCGTGGAAATCTTGCCCGTGGCGCTTGTCGCGCCGTCGCTTCGGTTCGATTGGATGATCTGCTCACGCCACGATATCAAGCCGGTTGATCGCATCGTCTTGATGGATGTTTGTGAATGGGCGAGTAGCGATCGCAATCCCACACCGGGGCGCGACTCTCGAAACGTGCACAGCATTGCAGCGCGTTGCGGAATTGACGTTCGTTCCGTACAGGTTGCGATTTTGCATTTGTCTCGTGATGGGTTTATCCGACTCCAATTGACCAACCATTTCGAAGCCCGCATCCCGTGCGAGCCTATGGCTGAGCGTACTGTCGCGCCGCCGCAGGCTCCGAAGCTGTTTCAGCCGCCTCCTGATTTGCTGGACGAAGATGCGCCAGAGCTTCAGCTGTCGTTGGACACGACGAAGCGCCCGCAAGATGCGACGGCCTCGACGCGCGAGAAGCAACTCGAGCAACGTGTCGCAGAACTTGAGCAGCAACTTGCGGCGAAAGCGCGCATCCAGCAGCTCGCGCGTCGCGTCGCAGAGCTTGAGCAACAGCTTGCGTCGGAAGAGCAGCCATGAGCGACGACGATATCCACTCATGCGGGCCAACGTGCAGCCGCGAGGCGTGCGCGAAAGCGCGGCAGGACGCGCACGCGCTAATCGTCAAGCACGGCACCCATAGCGGCGCGGTCTACGAGACGCTGTACGCGGTGCAGCACGGCGACCTCGACCTCGAGGAAGCGTCGCGCGTCATCGACGCCATCTGCGACGCGCGCGTGGGAGGCATGGCTGCGGACCAAGCGCTCGTCGTGCGCGCCATGCGCGACGGGCGCTCGACCATTCACTGGCGCGCGGACGAGACGGCGGCGACGGCGCTTATCCGCGAGCGCGACTTGCTGGCGGTAAAGGTCGAGGAGCTGCACGCGCGGATGCGACTCGTAGAGGCTGTTACGCAGCGCGGACCGCGCTACGTCGATATGCACCTTGAGGCTACCGCTGACAGCGTGATCGACGAGGTTCGTGCTGCGCTGCGTGGTGATGGTCTGTGACGTCCGCTGACGTGCGCCGCGTCGCGATCGGCGTGCTCGCCGTCGCGCTGCGCGAGCAGAAGGCCCGCGTCGCTGCACTGCGCGCCGAGCACGGGCGCACGTCGCGGCAGGCTAAACAGGCCGTGCTGCGGCTCGATGAAATGCGCGAGGCGTACGAAGCGCAGAGCGGCGAGCAGTCCACCGAGCGCACGGCGAGGATGCTGCTGGGCGAACTCGTGCGCGCGATCGATAGCGGCGAGGACACCGCGAGTACGCTGTGGATTGCGCGCGATTACCTTGGAAGGGAGCAGCCTAATGACCGAGCGTGACCAGATTGCCGAACTCATCCAGCAGCTTGGCCTCGTGCGCGCAGAGCTGCGTCGCTGCGAAGTGCAGCGCGACGACACGGCGACGACGCTGCGCCGCGTGCAGGCCGAGCTGCGGCAGGCGCTCGACGGGCGCGAGCGGGAGTATCACCGCGCCGAGGAAGCGCTCGAGCAGGCCGCAGCGCTGCGCGACCAGTTGGCGAAGCTGTCGCCCTGACGGAAAACGAAATGCCCCGCGCCTCCAGCCCGAAGGCCGGAAGCGCGGGGCACACGGGCGCGGCGAGGAGGCTACCGACGCCGAGGGGAGACTAGAGCGCGGCGATGGTGATGAGCATCGAGCCTGCGAGTGTGCGTGCTGGCGTGGCGTCCGTGGTGATCACGACGCTAGCGAGCCACGACTCGCCGACGCGCCCGCCTGAGAGCCACACCGTCGCCGTCGAGCCGCTGTTGCTGGGCGCGCGTGCGCCGGTGCCGATCGCGAGGTCGCTGCCTGTCGCCGCGCCCTCAGTGGTTCGCGTGACCGTCCACGTCGCGGAGGCGATGGCCTCGCCGCTGGCAAGCTCGAACACGAGCGAGTAGTCGAGCACGTCGTCAGAGAACTTCGTCGTCATGCGGCCCTCGTCGTGATGCGGCTGGGCCGCGCTGTGGTGGCGATGCGGGTAGGTGCCGGCACGTCTGCTGCGCGAGGCTGCGCGGGCACCTCGTCGGCGCGGACCTCGATGACGGCGTCCATGATGCGCGGCGGCGACGGTACGCGGCGCGTGCGCTCAGCCGAGGGCACGAAGGGCACGTTGGACGCCAGCAGCTCGAGCGCGCCCAGCGTGACGCCGACCTCGCCGCGCGTCGTCTGCTGAGCGGTCGCCGTCGCGGTGAGCGTGCCGAGCACTACGTCGAGCGTGCCGATCGGGTCGACGCGTGCCGTAGACGCTACCGTCAGATCGCCAAGCGTGACGTCGGCCGTTGCCGCCACGAGGACGCCGCCTGCTGCGCTCGCAGTCGCGGCCCCGAGCGTCGCAGTGGCCGCTCCGTCCACGCGGACTGTAGCGGCGCTGGCGAGCGTGGCAGCGCCGAGCGTGACGGTCAGCGCGCCAGCGACGCGCACGGCAGCGGCGCTGCTGACGGTCAGCGTGCCGAGCGTGACGGTCAGTGTGCCCGTCGCACTTGGCGTTGCGACGGTGCCCGTGCTCGAGACGGTCGCCGCGCCCAGCGTCGCGGTCAGGTCGCCGTCGACCAGCACCGTACCGGCCGACGACGACGTCAGCGCGTCGAGCGTGATCGATGCATCGCCATCGACGCGGACGGTGCCGTCAGCGCTCGACGTGAGCGCGCCGAGCGTCGTCGTCAGCGTGCCGGTGATTCCGGGTGCAGCGTCCCCGAGGCCGAAGACCTCGATGCTACCAAGGAGGCCGACGAGGCTGCGGTCGAGTGACGTCGCCATCGTCTACCTCCGCTCAGCCGTTGACGACTTGGAAGTCCACGTCGGGCAAACCCGACGACGTGCTGTCGGCCGCGACCATCACGTAAAACGCGGAGTCCTCATAGACCTGCAACAGCGCGCCGACGTCAATCACTGACTGACGATCGAGGCCGTTGGCGATAGGCACGCGGCCCTCCGCGAGACGCCGCAGCACCATCACGTTGAAGGTACCGACAGTCGCCGTGCTGCCCTGCACGTTGGTGATGAGTTGTACGCCGGAGTCGCCGCTTTGCAGCGGCAGCTGCCAGCAGCGGCCGACCGTCTGTGCAGCACCGATGCCGACAGCGCCAGTCGTGCGAGAGCCGGTGCCGCCTTGGTTGGTGTAGGTGACGTTGACGGCTTGGTTGCCTGTCGCCGCCGTTACTTGCTCACACCAAATCTCGAGGCCCGCGTAGTTGGTACCGGGCACTCGGCCGGAAAACGAGGGTTGTGCCGTGAGCGCGGTGTTCGCGTTGAACGCATACGCGCCCGAAAGGAACAAGCGGTCGAACACCGCGATACGGCACGCGACGGTGCTGCCGAATGAAACGCGCCCAAGATATCCCGACGCGCCGCCGCCAAATGCGTTGATGAGCGGGTAACCCGCAGTCGCGTCAGTCGGCACGACACCGGCCGCCGTCGACGTGCCCGCAAGCACGCCCGCGCCGGGCTGGCCTGCAAGGTCGATGAGCGAAAACCAGCCGTTGGCGACCGTCGTACGCGTGGCCGTCTTGTTCCAGCGCACGCGCTGTTTGGTCGCGCCGATGAGGCCGTCGAGAGTCGTGATCGCCATGGTCTAGCCCTCGCTCGCGGGAATGGGGTCGTCTTCGCTCTCGCTGGGCCAGCCAATGCCCGAGTTGTCGTGGCCGCGCCCCTCGCAGAGCGCGCATTGCGTCTCCGCAGGATGCTGACCCGTGCCGTGGCAGTCGGCGCAGCGCATCAGGAATTTGCGTCGGTGAGCGTGAAGGTCGTGATCGACACGGCCTGACCGCTGGCGATGCTGGTATTGTCTAGCGTCATATCACCGCCGCCACCCGTCGCGGTTACGGTTCCTTGGATACCGCACGTCGTGCCATCGCTCGCGTACACGCGAAAGTGCGCGGCGGTGCCGGTGTTGTCGGCGGTGAGGTCTTCCCAAGTCCCGCTCTTCGACTTGCTGCCGCTCGATGCCGCAGCCATCCAGTCCGTGGGCAGATTCAGCGTCGCGAGCACGGTGCCGCTGTCAGCGGTCGCGCAGTTGGCGGGCGCAGCGCCGGTGCGGATCTTGAGCACGGCACTGGTGCCGATAGACGTCTCGATAGCGTCGAGGCGCGCGTTGCGAACTGCGACAGAAAGTTGGACAGCCATGATGAATCCTCCTCAGATTTTCCAGCGCTCGCGCAATGCGCGCATAACCAAACCGCCCGAGTCGACCTTACCAGCGCTCAGGTGCGCGTGCTCGAGGTGCCCCGCGAAAGTGCTCTGCACACCGGGCGTCATCACCTGCGGCTCAGTTCCGGCGCACGCGCGCGGGATGCCGTAGTCGGCGCTGAGCTGCTCCGCGAGCGCGATGATGGACGCGTACTGCGGCGGCAAGAAATCGAGGCCTGCGACGTGCCTCCCGTGCACGCGACACGCGATACGCGGGCGTGGGCGCGCTGGCGATGCGGGCTGCGTGCCCTTGCTAACGATCTCGACGCCGATGGTCCATTCGTTGGCGAGGCCCGCGTGGTACGTGACCGTCGACACGGGGTCCGCGCACTGGACGACGCGGCCATCCGGGTCGATCACGTAATGCACCGACAGCTTGCGATTGCGCAGCGTCGTGCACACGGCCTCCGCAGGACGCTCGCCCGCGGTCCAGTGCCAGACCACCGCGCGCGGTGGGCGCTTGCGACGGCGGCAGCCCTCGCCCGGCGGCTCCCACCAGCAGCGCGGCGTCAGCGTGCGCCCATCGACCGGATCGAACGTCGTCATCGTTTCGCCCTCTCGTCTAGCCAGCCGACCACGGCCGTCGCGCGCGACCACACGCGAGACGCGCAGCCGTCGTGCCCGAGTGTGTATAGCGCGCCGCGCAGCATCAGCGCGTGCTCGAGGACCAGCGTGCTCGCCAGCCTCACCAGCTGCTGCCTCACGACGCCGTCCAGAAGCGCCGTGCGGCATCCTCAAGCTCGCGCATCAGCTCCTGCTCGCGCGCCCGCGCCACGTCGGCCTTACGTGCCCGCACGAGCGCCACAGCAGCCCGCAGGAGCGCGTCACGCGCCTCGTCCAGCGTAGGACGCGGGTCACTCATCAGACGCGCCGAAACGGGCTGCTATGCGCGCGGCTGCGGCTGCGTCCTGCGCGGCGACGTCGTCCTCGATGTCCACGACGCGCCGGATAGCGTCGACGATCTGCGTCCGCGTGCGGCCCGTCTGCGAGAGACGAGCGGCGACCCCGAGCGCCGCGTGCAGAATGGCGGCGACGTCGCGCGGATGACCAGCTGGCAGCGCGAAGGTGGCGCTCTGCGACACGCTCGACAGCGACGCAAGGATTTCACTCAGCGACATCGGCGCCTCCTGCGAGCACAGCCACGGACAACAGCATCGCCGGTGGCGCGGGCACGTCGAGCGCCAGCGCACGGCCCGTCTCGGCCCACGCCTGCCACGCCACGACGACGCGCGCGGCGATGCGCGCCCACCGCGCCGGGTCGTCCACGTCGCCAGCGGCCGCGAGGACGAGCACGTCCACGTATGCGTCGTGCGCGAGGCGCAGCGCGTCGTATGCGAGCACAGCGGACTCGTAGCGCTCGCGCACGACCTCGACGCCCTGCTCCGCGACCTCGCGCGTCGGCGCGGCATCGATGGCCTCGTGCAGCGCGCGCTCGCGATGCTCGAGCAGCTCTGCGCCCGCGGCCGTGATCGCCTCGCCAGTCGCGTCGGCGACGCCCGCGTGCACCTGGAGCGCCGACGCACCGCAGCCGCCCGACAGGCACGCCGCGAGCGTCAGGCCCGCCATCGCGAGCAGCCACGCGAAGCCTGCGACGATGCCAGCCTTGCGCTGAAACTCAGCGCTCCGCAGCGTGGCTGTCATGGCGCGTCCCCGCTCGGCGGCTGACGCCACGACTGGAGCGTCGCGGCGATGGCGACAGCGGCGACGGCGAGCAGCTCGCGCACGAGCGTCGGCGTCGATGCAGGTAGCACCGGCAGCACCGCAGTGAGCACTAGCGACAGCGACGCCAGCCAGCCACCGACCATCGGCAGCGTCACCGCGATTGCGGGCTTCTTCTTCTTCGGGCTCATTCTCCGCTGCCTTTCTGCGCGGCCATCCACGCGGCCACCGTGTTCGCCTGATCACGTTCACGCTCGGCTTGCGCGAGCTGCTGCTTCAATTCGAAGATGCGTGCGTCGCGCTCAGCCTTCTCGACGGTGAGCTTCGCATACGACTTGGCCTGAGCGGCGATGCGCTCCTCGTACTCGCGGCGCTCCTCGTCGCAATCCGCGCGCTCACGCACGAGTTCGGCGCGCAAGTAATCGACTTCCTTCGACGCCGATCGCGACTGGCCGTCCAGCCGACGCACGAGGCCGCGCACGATGACGAGCGCCGATGGTGTCGCGGCCAATGCTGCGATGAGCTGCCAAATCATCATCGCAACACCTCGTCGTCATAGCGCCGCCTGCACGGGCACGTCGAGATAGCCCGCCATGCGCGCCAGCGAGACGCCGCGTCATTTCAGAGGACTCCCGGTCCGTTGGACCGATACCACTTCAACGTGCCGCCCGGCGTGCTGATGACGCGGAAATAGCGCTGCTGCGGCGTCACGCGAACTCGCACCTGCACGCTCGCAGGGAACGGCCCGAAGCACGTCGCGGTGCTGACGACCGGCGTAGTGATCGTGCTGGTGCCGTCCTTTGAGAACACAATGAAAAACTCGGCCGTCGCGCAGAACGTCACGAACTGCGGCCCGAGTGCGTTCGTCGCGCCGGTGACGCCAGTGTCCTGCGCGGCCGTCGCCGTTGCAGCGGTCATCGTGACCTGCGAAATCGCGTCCTGTTCAGGCGGCAGGACGTCGGCGTCTTCACGGAGAATGGTATCGCTCATGGTCTGCTCTCCTCGCGCGCGTGGCGCTCAATACTCGACGGCCGCGACGGTCGCGACGTAGAAGGTGCCGGCGCCTGCGCTGCGCCGAATGTCGATCGTCAGCGTCTTTGACACGCTCGTCAGCAGCGCGCCGCTAGGCCAGCCCGTGGCCTGCGTCAGATCCTCGCAGAGAATGTCGGCAGCGAAGTCGCCGGTCACCCATGACCAGCCGGTGCCCGGTGTCGTTGCAGCGATGGTGATCGTGGACGTCGTCGCGTTGTTTGTGACGCGAATCTCGCCGCTCGTCGCGCCATCGCTGGCGCTGACGTAGACCGCGAAACGCACGTTGCCGGTCGTGTCGGTGCGATAGACCTTGCGCGCCAAAATCGGCACCTCAAGCAAAATGCTCGCGAAGGTTCCGCTCGTCGTCGACCACGCGTCCGTCGTCGTGCGCGGTCGCGCGATGTTGAAATACTGGCGACGCTGCGGGCTTGCGAGCGCCAGCGCGACACCGACGATTGACGAGTAATCGCGCGCCTCGATGGGCTCGCGCACCTGTAGCGTCGTGAGCTCGACGCCGAGGTCTGCCGCGTCACCGTCGAGCGTAATGCGCGGAGCCTCAAAGCACGTCACGCCGAGCACCGTGACCGTCGCGCTCGATGCCGCGTTGGTCAGCGTGAAGTTGATGGTCTGGAGGCTGGCGCTCTTCGCGCTCAAATCTTCCTGATACACGAGCAGCGTGCCCGAGTCCGCGATGATGTAGTTCTGCGTGGCGCTCGACGTGTCCTTGAACTCAAGCACTGCATTACCGCTTAGCCACAAGTGCCATGTGCGGCGCACCGCGCGCCCCGGTGGCGTGACGCGAAAATACCACGTCGCGGTCGAGCCCGCGGCAATCGCGAAGTTTGGCGCGAACGCAGGCACGAGCACTTCGCCGTTTCCGCCGCACCAGTTGGCCAGTTCGCCCGCGTCAAGCCACGTCCTCGCGCGTACAGCCTGCCCCGTGACGACGTCGGCTTCTGCGATGATGGTGCGCGCTGCGGGTACGGTCGCGGTCATAGCGGCACCTGCTCTGCGGCGTATGCCTGCGTGGCGTACACGCTCAACGTGGACACTGCCTTCGCCCAGACCTCGACGGTCACGAGCACCGCAGCGACGCTTGACGGCGACGTGCCTGACAGCCCATTCACGATGGCGTAATTCACAAACTCCGCGTCGAGCGTGACGTAGCCGTCAATGCGCCAGAGGTTGGTCGCGTTGTTGAAGGCCGCCGTCTCAAGCACGTTCGCTGGCGCGGTCGTGAGTCCCATTTGCTCGTTCGCGGTGCCCGCGATGCACACGCCGATGCGGAGGTACGCGCTCGCGGTCGATCGGCCGCCAACAGCGAGACGCACGGTGTACGGTCTGCCATCAGCGCCGACGAGCAACGGGAACGGCCCGAAGCTCACGAGCCGCCCCCAGACGCTTGAGCCCTTGCTGTTGCCGATGCCGCCAGTGGTCGTGCTTTCAGCGGCCCAGCAGACCAGCGTGCGCGAGCGCTCGTCCGCGGTGTGATTCCAGTTGTTCGCGATGCTGCGCCACGTAGACGTGCGGACGGGTTGCGCCTCGTAATCCGCGAGCGTCGTGGAAATGCCGCGTATCAAACCTCGCGGCGAGATGCCCGTGCTCGCGAGCGTCAGCGCGCCGAGAGTCGAGTTGACGACGCCGACGCGCGCGTTCGCGAGCCCATACGTAACCTCGAGCAGCTCGAGGGTGTAGTCGCGAGTCTCTCCGAACTCCGTCGGCAGCAGCTCGAGCAGATATCCGGTGTAGTCGGCCATGACGTATCAGAGCGGCTGCACACCGTTTGCAAACGGAACGATGAAATAGACCGCGTAGACGTAGCGCTCGCCGCCCGAGGTTGTGAACGTGTTTGGATAGTTTCGGTAGAAACTTGCCAACCTGATATTTTTCAGGAAGCCGAGCACGTTTGCTGGCGAGCTCGCGGAGCCGCGCCCGATCATGACAGGAATCGCGGTATCACCGCTGCCCCACGGGCTCGCGACCGCAGTGTTGTTCGACGTGCTCGACGCGCCATACACCGGGAAAGACCAGTCGGCAGTCGTCCAAACCGTCGTCGGCGAGTAGTAATACGTCCATAGAGAGCCGGTGAAGTCGAAACCCGCATTTCCGGCGCCAGCCGCGACGATCCACGGGTGCGCGTTCGACGGATCATACGTGCTGTTCGCGATGGCCTCTACCACCAGCGACCCGCGCAGCGTCGAAGTGCCATCCGTCATCAGCGCATAGAACGGCCGGATTCCCGCAGCATTCTCGGCTGCGTCGTACGTGACGAGGTGTCCGCGCGCTGATCCAGACGAATTGAACAGAGTTGCGTTGTTGACGATGGTCGTTTCGTCTGTCGCGGTGGCGCACGTCGGAAGCGCCGTCGCGGTCCCGTTGGCTTGCGGCGCCGCACGCGAAACTTTGATCGAAAATGTCGTGTTTGCGCCGCGCCGCTGCACGTATAGCCAGACCTTCGACGCCGCGTCGACCAGCACGTACCACGCGTTCGCCACGTCGAAGAGCGCGACCGTATTTACGCGATCTGGCGAGGCTGCGTTCGTCGCCGTCGTGCCATCGCTGGTGCCGACGATCGTCCAGCCGTTTGCCAGCAGAAGCGTCTTCAAATCGAAGAGCAGCTGCGAGCCCTGTCGAGTCGAGCAGTCGATATTGACGCTTGATACCTTTGCCATGTAGCTCCTCAGCTGGCCAGTTGCCGCGGGGGCACGTCGCCGCTCGCGAAGGGGATTTCGTTGTCCGGTGCACCGACAGCGATGAACGCGTATTGCTCCTGCAAAGCCTGCACGATGGTTGCGTCATGGTACTCAAGCGTGCGCGTGCCGGTGGGAATAGTGCCTGCCGTGCGCGTGGCGCGCACCGTTCGCGTCGACACGGTCACGGTCGTCACGGTGAGTTCTGCGGCGCTCGGCGTCGCATTGTCGTACGTCGCGATGAGCACGCGGTCGCCGGTCTGCCACGCGCCAGTCGCTGCGTATCCGGCAGGCTGCGACGAGTCGAGCACGATATCGTACGTGCTGCCGGTCACCAGCGTCACGGTGTCGATGAGCGACGATGGTGCATAGCCTGCGACGCGCACCTGTGTCGTCAGCACCGTCAGCTCCACGACGGCATCAAGCGGCTTGACCTTGCGCCCAATGACGACGCCGCTTGCCGCGACGATGCCGCGACCGCCAGCGTCGACGTCAGGGAGCTGCGCGATGGTGACGCTGACCTGCGAGCCAATGACGGCGTCGATCGCACTGAGCGTGCACGCGACGGTGATCGTGGAGTACGCGGCACCCAGCACGCCAAGCCACGTCTGCGCCATCGCGAGGACTTCGGAGTACGGGATATCCGCGTCACCGGCCCACGTTGAGCGCGGCTCGATCTTCATCATCGTGGGCAGCGGGTTCCGCGAAAGCGCCGCCGCGTCGCGCACCACGAACGTCCTGCCGACGTGCTTGCTCGTCAACGGATCGAATCCGGTCTTGAGCTGGATGGTGTTGACGAGGCCGTACGCGTTAGGCTCCCAGCCCGGCATTTGCGCGCCACTGAGATTATTGCTCGCGTCGATGGTGTAGCTGGTGCTTTCAGTCGCTGCGCCCGCACGAAACTCGCGGAAGGCCAGCCGACCGTCCGTGGTCACATACGGCACGAGCCCGTACAGCTTGCATTCGTCCTCGATCATTTTCGCGACGCTGACGTCGGATGCGCCTGCGTACGTGCGCGCGCGCAGCCAGTCGCGGCCCAGCGAGACGGCGTCGACCGTCGTGGTGATCGCGCTCGTGTCGACGTGCTCCGTCGTTACCAGCGGCATACGGCCCGATGGTGCGTACGTGGGCGAGTCCGTGGTCAGCGCGACGAGGAAGTCTGCGAAGGTGCCTTCGGCCGCGTATGTGCGCGAGCTGGTGACGGTCGGCACCGACGTGCCAGTGTAGTAGCGATCGAGCGCTGTCGGCATCAGGCCGGGAATGCGCCGCACGCGCAGCGTCGCCTTGCGCGTCGTGGAGTCCCATGAGAGCACGTCGTACTGGCGTGTCAGCGCGTCTTTGCCGTCGAACGCGGGCCACTCAAGCGAGACGCTGTCGCCGGTCGCGAGCGTAATGCTGCCGCCGATGTAGATGGTTTGCGTGCTGATGGCGGCGCTGAGGTAGCCGACAAAGCCGCGAGGCACGGTGCCTGCGCCCTCAATGCGGTCAAACGAATACGGCTCGTAGGATTGGCTCGAGGACACCGAGAACACGCGCACGCCATCGCCTTGGCGCACCATCGGAAGCCCAGCCGAGTAGACCGGATCGATGCGCGAAGAGCTTTCGTTGAGCGTGTCGACATTGCACCAGCGGTGAGAGCCTGACGGCGTCGAGTAAAGAAACCGCCACGCGCTCGTCGTCGTCGGAGTCGGCACCAGCGACGGCCGCTCGCCTGACGTGCGATTGAGCGCGTGCGTGCCCCAAGTGCTTGAGGCCGTGCGAATCAGCGCCTCAAGAGCCGCGCAAAACTCCTCCTGCGTCTCGTAGTAGCCCTCAAGGTCTGCGCCGCCGACTGTCGCTGTGTGCGCGACTGCGCTGTCGATGTCAGCGCCCCCGAGAATGCTGATCTGAAACAACGGCGCGGTGCGCGCGTTGTAATTGATTCCGCGTAACGTACTGGGCTCCGCGAGGTCCGCGCTCAGCGTTTGGTTGAGCACGCTCGCGATGCTGTCGAGCTGCACCTCCCACGTCGTCAGGTCGCGCAGCTTCGGCTGCGCAGCGACGATGCCGCGCCATACCAGCGTGCCGTCGCCCGTCTCGCCGTCGCCGTACGCGTACAGGTACGCGATGCTGCCCTCGACAGTCGGCCGTCCGTTGGCGAGGCCGCTCTCCTCAAAGGTGACTTCGGGCCGCGTCAGGCCCAGCGTCGTGTCAACCGTGTGCGCCGTCGCGATGGTGTCGCGATAGCCGCGCGTCACTGTCGGCGCGGCAGTGCCACCGCCAGACGTAATCTTGAAGCACTCATTACCGAGGAAAAAGATATCGCCGTTCGCGGTGTTCGTGCTGGTCAGCGGGATAGACACCGCCGTCGCGCTCACCGACGACGACAGGTAATTGATGCGCGTCGGCTGCCGCGAGAACGAGTCGCCGGTGCGATGCGAGCCGTCATCGATGATGCGCGCAGTGAACCCGCTCGCACGCAGCTTGACGGCCGCAGGGTCCAGCGACTCGCCCCACTGGACGCTGCGTGCCTCGAGGCCGCCAATGCGCGTGCGGTCCTCCGTGCCTGCGCCGATGAGCGCCGACGACGACACGAACTCGTAGGGATGTCCCGCGATGACGAGCCGGAACGCAATCGCGCCCGAGCCGGACACCGCGACATCAGCCCACGTCATGGCACCTCGACAAGCGTGGTGATCGACCGCGTTTGCAGCGGCATCGACCAGTGACCGTCGTAGTCAGCCGTCACGCGCGTCGGGTCAAAGTGCGCTGCGTCGCCGCGAATCTTGTAGACGCTTGCGCCGTTGAGCCCGGCCGTGCGGTCAACGAGCGCAAATGGCAACGTCGCGCGCAGGTGCTTGTAGAAAGCCTCCCACGTCCACGTCACCTTGGTAGCCGCGCCGACGTCTGCGATGCGCACCGCAGTACCGCCAACGCCAGGACTCGCGCTCCACTCCGCGTCGGTGGGACCGGCTTGCGTCTCGAAGGGCTGCACCCAGTCGCGATACGTCGGAAGCTCCACAGGGTGCGTGCTGTACGATTGCCCGTTGTCGGACTCAGCGTAGGAGATGCGCCCTGCGGGCTCGTACGTCTCGTGCACCTGCGACTGGCCAGCGAGGCGCGCGATGATGAGGTACTTCGGGCGCTGCGTGGAGGTGTACGTCGACGCCGCGCTGAGGTTTGCGGAGAAGCCGAGTAGGTCACGCATCGCGACGCCCTGCGCGCCGCTCCACGTCACCGTAAAGTTCCCCGCGGCGCTGAGCGTATATCGGCACGTCGACGCGCTGAACGTGACGGTGAGGCCCGCGACGATGCCCTCGATGCCGTTGATGAAAAGCGCGATCGGCACGCCGTCAACGGTCGCCTGCACGTTGCCATGCATATAGACGCCGCTGGCGAATCCCACGTTGCCCGTGAGCGTGCCGCCGAACACCGCAGCGTTCGCGCCGCCGACAGTGCCGAGGCCAAGCCGCGCAAAGTCCCACGCGCACGAGTAGAGATCACGCGGCATCACATCCCCCGCCCGAGACGCCCGTGCGCCTCGCTGATCATGCCGCTGATATCGCGCCCGAGCTGCGCGCGGTCTGCGGCGTATACAAGCCCACTACTGCCCCAGTTGATGACGACCGTGGTGCCTGCGCCCTCAGCCGTGCCGGGCGTCAGCGCTGGCCCGCCAGTGGCCGCAGCGGGCGCGCCACCGCCACCACCAGCGCCGCCGAACGCACCCGTTGCCGCGCCCGCGACGCCCGCTGCTACGCCCACCGCAGCCCATTTGGCAGCCGCCGCGAAGTGACCAGCCGCTGTTGGTGAGCCGACCGCGAGCGCGCTGATGCCGAGCGCGGTTTGCTTGAGGCCCTGCACGATGGCCTCAGTCGTCAGCGCACGCGCGACGTCCTGCACCATGCCGAGCGCGGCTTCTCCCATCGACTTGCTGCCGTCCAGCCACGCAGAGACGCTGCTCGCAAAGGCGCTCTCAAGCGCTTGGAACACGCTGTCGTTGATCGACTTGAGCCGCTCAGCTGCTTCTTCCTCTTGCCGCTCGCGCGCCTCGAGAAACTCGCGATTCCGATCGAGCTGCTCGAGGTAACGGCGCTGTTGGACGTCGTCCTCTTTGGCCTGAATAGCGGCAACGGCTTCAGGCTCGCGGCCGAGCGTCTCCATATCAAGACCCTCAAGCGTCAATGCGCCACCGCCACCAGCCTCCCGCATTAGTTCTTCCAACGTAGGCCGACTAACGCCACCACGACCACCGCCTCTGCCACCGCGTCGAGTCGCGCGCTCACTAGCCGCGGCTGCGGCAGTAGCAGGCGCTTCGGGAAATGCTGCTGCTGCTGCCACGTTCTCTTCGAGTCGTGCCTGCTGGTCTTTGATGCGCTGAATCTCGCGAGCGTTTTCGCCTGAGAAATTAGTCAGTTCGAGCAGTTCAAGACGTTCTGCTAAGCGCTGGCGTTCGATATCAAGTTGCTCTGGCGCTGCAATGCCGAGAGCCAACTGCCTACTGCGTGCAGCCTGCTCTTGCTGCTTTTTGCGTCGCTGTTCGATTTCATCAAACGCATCCGCAGCGTTGTAGAGTTCACGCGTCAGCTTGCGTGTTTCGTCTGCCGTGTTGCTTTGCTCTTGGCCATAGCTTTTCCACAGCGACACGCCTGCCGTGACCACGACGCTGACCGCCGCGACCGCAAGTCCAAGCGGACCAAGGCCCGCGGTCGTGAGTCCTTGGATGACGCCCGTCGCGCTGCCTGCGACGCTGATAACCTGCCCAAGCCCCGGCACGAGCTGTCCGACAGCCTGACCAGCAAGGCCGAGCGCGGAGCCAAACTGGCCGATCTGCGGCTGCGCGGCCTGTGCGGCTTGCCCGACCTTTGCCGTCGATGCCGCCGCTTGGTCCGCGCTCGACGCGGTCTGCTTGAGCGCGGTCTGCGCCTGCGTCGAGTCGAACGTGATCTTACCTTGGACGTCGAAGTCAGCCATCGGAAGTCATCCCTTTCGCTGAGCTTCGGCCATGCGCCGCTCTGCCTCGCGCCGCTCGCGCTCCGCACGCATATCCAGCGCTTCGACGTGATTCTGCGCGCCGTCGATCGCCAGCATCGCCTCGAGCACGACTGCGATCTGCTGGTCGACGTCGACCGCGCCGTTCGCCCAGTGACGCCGCAGCACGAGCGCCTGCGCCACGACAGGATCACCGTACGCGCGCCACGGGCACGACGTCGGCGGCTCACCGAGCATCCGCACGACGCCGTCACGCATACGCGCCACGGACGCTCCGAGGCCGCTCAGGGCCGCGCGACGCACCGGGGCGCGGCGCTCACCGCCGCAGTCACAGTCCCACGCCTGACGCACCGCTGCGGCCTCCGGACGGGCTAGGTCGAGCCCGCGTCGGTGGTCGAGGTGTCGGATGTGCTCGCTGCGGGGGAGTCCACACGGGACAGGGACTGCACCACCAGCTCGTGCACCGAGGTAGCCGGAAGCGGTGCACAAACCGCGACGAAAGGGCCGATTTTGCTCCGCGCATATGCGACCGCGCCGATTTCATAAATCGCGTGAATGCCCACAATCTGAGCAATGTAATTCACCCCATCACCGTCGAGCATGGGACGTCCGTCCGCGTTCTCGCGTGGAAAGATCGCCTCCGTCCTCCAACCCAGCGGCGGCGACACCTCCGCGCGCACCAGCGCGTAGCTGATGGCGCGCAGCCACCGCGCCTCCGCAGTCTGTAACGAGTCGCACTGCGCGCGCTCGTAGACGTGAAGCGGCCGCAGCACGAAGACGCTCGCTCGCTTGCCGGGAACGAAACGCAGCAATCTCGTGTCGCGCGAGCCGTACACGACGTCACTCATGCGCTCGCCAGTCGCGCCGAAATGCGTGTCGAAGTCACGGCCCATCGCAGCGCGGTCGATTGCTGGGTCGAAACTGACGTAGCACTCGAGGTGCTTCGTCGGGTCTGTCTCGTGCGTCATGCGGTGCGCCTCCTCAAGCGCCGCGCGACGATAGCACGTCAGAAGACGTGGATGCGGAACGCGCTGCGCTGGTTGTCGGTGCTAGGCGATGCGATAGCCTCGTCGTTGCGACCGGCCCACGACACGAGGAGGCCGTACAGGTCATTCGCAGGCGTGCGCGGCGGCACCACCGACAGCTGAATCGTCGGCGCGCTGAGCAGCACGATTCCAGCGGTCGTCATGCCGACTTGCTGAAACAAGCTGAGGTCCGTGCGATTCGTGTCGGCCGTGATCCAGTTCGTAGCCGTGTCGTCGTAGACCTGCACTTGCCCGGTGATTGCGCGACCGCGCGCGCGCTTCCATCCGATGATGCCCGAATCTCCGGGGCCCTCTGGCGACGTCACGGGGAGGTTCGCCATCCCCGGCGTCCACGTCGAGCTGCTGTGCGAGACGACGTTGCGCGTCTGCGTGCTCGTGATGGTGCCCGTGCCGAGGATGAGCTCGCTCGTCATGTGCGCAATCGGAGAGAAATCCGTGATCGTCGCAGCGCTCAGCGAGAACGACGACGAGCGCACCCACGACGCACCGGTCAGCTGAGTCGACAGCTTCGCGATCTGCCCCTGCGTGATATCGATCGACATCGTGCCCTGCATCCCAAGGCCGACGTACTCATCGCCGCTCTCTTGACCCTCGACGATGAATTGCAGCGTCGAAAGAAAGCCCGCGATGTTGTTCGTCAGGCCGAACGTCGTGGCCCAGTAAACAGCCGCGCCCGCTTGCGGAGCCGTGCTGTGCGCGACCTTTGGAACGACTGCGTTAGCCGTGACGCTCAGGATTTCGCGCGCTTCGATCAGGCCACTTGGCAGCACGACGGCGTAAGCGCCACCGGGCGCGCCGAGCGTGTTGCCGTGGCCCGCGGTCACGTTGACGCTGGACGTGGTCGAGCCAGCCGTGACAGCCGTTGCGCTTGCCTGCGGAGTGCCCTGATACGCAGCGCCCATCAGCGCCGACAGCAGACGACCAAGCGCCCACGTCGTGGACCATGCGTTGTTGCCGTCCTGCGGCGCACCCGTGCCCGCGAGGTACGTCGTCAGCGCCAGCGTCGAAGACTTCTTCGCGAGCACCATCTTCGAGTTCGTGTAGCTGTGCAGGTATTGCTGCTGCAGCTCAGGCTCAAGATGGTCGGTGAGTGGAACGAAAGTGCCGCTATTCTCCACCACGGGCAGGTCGAGGAAGTTCGCGAGCGTGCCTGTCTCGTCGACGGCAAATGCCGCTTCGGCTGCGATTCTCGTGCGGCCAAGCGCTGAAACTTGAACGGTCATGTGAATCTCTCCTTACGCGACTGCCGATGCCGTGAGCACCGTGCCGCTGAATCGCTGCTCGAGCTGATAAAGGCCACCGCCTTCGGTCTGCCCAGACCGCGGCGCATCATCGCGCAGGACCGTCGTGCCCTGCCACGCGAGCACGCCGGAAACGATGCCGGTGGCGGTGCCCGCAAACGTCGTCGCGAGCTTGCCGGGCCACGCGTACGCCTGCGCGACGAGGTCGCTGGCTGCTGCCGCCGCGGCCTTCACGGCCTGATAGTCGACCGCAAACAGCGTCTGCGAGTCGAGCAGATAGGTATAGGTCAGCGTGACCTCGAGGCCGCGGAACCACTGGTTGACGGGCTGCTGCGGCCTGTCGGGCGAGACTGGATACGCGACCGCGATCTCAACACGCGGCGTCGCCGTCGTGCGCATCGAGAGCGTCATGTCGTCAGCGCCACCCGCGATATCGCAGGACAGCAGGCCAACGGGCACGGCGCGCACACCCGCGATCTTGCCCTCGATCACCTCGCGCAGCGCGGTGCGGATGGCGACGTCATCGACAGCAGCCATTAGCGCACCTTCCCGTTCACGATGTAGTTGCCGACGCTCTTGAAGATGCGGTCGAACACGACGCCAGCTTGGCCAGTCTCGACCAGCTCGCCGTCGCGCGTGATCGGCAAAAACGGGCGAGCTGGAATATGCACTTGGCCATTTTTCTTCTTTGTCCCGAACTGCTGAAACCCCGCGTATTTCGCAGTCGCGAAGAAGAAGATGCTGCGCGCGCCGCTTGCGGTGTTCGTGCTTTTCTTGAGGTGGCCGCTGTCATTCAGTGGACTTGCTGAGTTCTTGCGCCGCTTTTCAATCGTCGCAGGAGCGAGCGGCAGCTTCCACGCCACGCCACCGGGCGAAACGTAGTTGTTGTACGGCATCGTTATCAGCCGCTTCACCGCTTCCGCACCGACCTTCATGGCGGGCGTCATGTCCTGCGTGCGCGCAGCCATCGCCGTGATTTTGCGATGCAAATCCTTCGGCGACTTGCCCGGTGGATAGCTGACAGCCATCAGAACAGGATGAGCGAGCGCGTCGAGAAGATGCGCTCGCTGCTTGTGAGTTCGGTGCCGTTGATGATGTCCGCGCCACCGTCGCCGCCGAGCGGGTCGCGCGACAGGCCTGGCAGGTCGAGCCGCACGCCATCGGTGGCGTAGATGCTTGACGGGTCAGGGATGGTCGCGACGATTTCCGCGGGGATGGTGACGCCGCGCGCGTAGAAGCTCGCGAGTTTCAGCCAGACGCCGAAGCTGATGAGCCGCAGCAGCTCAAAGGCGTCGCCGCTCGACGGCTGTTGCGGCGACAGCGTGACGCTCGAATAGCCGCCCTTCACGCACGCGCTGAGCACGACAGAGTCCGCGCTCGCGATGTACGCCGCGCGTGCACCGCTGTCGGTGGCGATGGCCGCGTACTGCGCAGGGCCACGCGTGCCGCCGCCCAGCATCGACTCGATGTACGCGTCCGTGAGCAGGGCCATGTCACGCCTCCTTGCGTTGGAAATAGCCGGGTGCGTCACCCGAAGACGTGAGCGTAACGAACGTCATGCCGCTGGGCTTCGTGACGAGCACCCGCGTGAGGCCGGTGCCGTCCACGTCGAGGGTCTTCACCACAGCCTCGCAGACCACGCCAGCGAAGGTCACGAAGCGCACGACTTCTCCGACAGCTAGCGGCCGCTGTAGCGCCTCTGCCGCGCTCGCAGACGCCTCCGCGTCGGCCTTAGCCTTGCGCTTCGCCCCAGCCACGTCAGCGCCCCTGCCGCTGCGTCGCAGCGTCGAGCCGCGCGTTGATTTTCGCCAGCGCCTCGACGATGCCGCCGAGCACCGCCGCGTCCGTGGTGGACGAGGTCGACGCCTGCGCCGCCGTCTGCGCGATGACGGCTGCACGCTTGCGCTCGTGCTCGAGCTCGATGGTGTCGAGCTCACCGACGACCTCGACGCTCGTGAGCGGCAGCGGGTCGCGCAGCGTGATCGCGCGGAACTGCGACTCAGCCGACAGCGGGCACTCGCCCTCAGGCCGACGCGTTTCGGCAACCCACGCGGCGACATACTGCGGAAGGTTGGTCTTGCACGCGTCGTACTCAGCCTCGCGCGTCTCGAGCAGCTTCATCAGCTGCGGGAGGTCGCTGCGATAGATCTGAATCTCATGCGTGCCGCTCGCATATGCGCGGCCGTCGTTGAGCATCTGGCCCATGTGACCGGAGCGCACGGTGACGCGCACGAGCAGCCTCGCCTCTGGTCGAGCGTTGGCGGCGACGTGCCCGTAAGGCGTAACCGCATCGTATTGAAGTTCCATGACTCATCTCCTCTGATGACGCTGCGGTGTGCAGCGGGACCGTAGGCCGGAGTTGCACCGGCCGCGCGCGTGATGCGCGCTGCTGCTCGCACGGTTGTTGGTGACATGACCTCTCAGCGAGAAATCATGTCGAGGTCGTCAAAGGATGCCACCATAGATGCACTGCCACATCCCGGCAGCGTACTGGCCGTCCGCGATCAAGCCGAAGGTCAGCGCGTCATTCTGCATGACCGTGGGCGACGAGAGGTCGATGTCGAGCTGCTCGCGCGGCGCAGCGCCTTCCACAAAGAAAAGCGGCTTCGCCCCGCCGGGGCCTTCGCCAACCAGATACCAGTAGTCGTCCTGCGTGCCGACGAGGCGCGGATTGACGATGAGGTCAACGAGGCCGTTGTAGGCGTTGCTGACGCCAGCGCTCGCGACGACCGACGCAGCGGCCTCGAGGCCCGTTGCGGCGACGCTGCGACCACGGATGTCCATCTTCGTGATCTCCGCGCCGACGAGCCGATTCTTCGGGCCGACGACGAGGTAGCGCGGGACGATGCGGAACGGCTCGCCGTTCTCGCGCTGCAGCGACGTCATCGACGCGAACGCCGTGTCGAACGTCAGCGGCGAGAGCGCCGAGGTCGTCTTGTTCGACTGATTGCCCGAGGGGCCATTCGGGTGCGAGGTCGAGATGAGGTTGACGCCGTCGTAGCCGACGGGGCCATCGCCCGAGTTCAGGAACAGGCCGGTGTGCAGCACAAAGTCCTTGTAGCTCTGCGCCGCGCTCATGAACTTCCGCACGCGCGCCGCGACGATGCCGGTGCGGTCGTACTCCGCATCACGACGACGCACCTTGAGCTGCACAGCCCACGACGTCAGCGCGACGTTGAGGCGGTACGCGCGCGACACGCCGGTCTGGCGCGCACCGGCGAACTCGAGCCAGTTGCCCAAGAAGTCCTCGAGGATGATAGACGTGGTCGTGCCGCCGTCCGCGGGGATCGTCTCGCAGATCGCGTTGACGAGGCCTTCGTCCGCAGAGGACGTGAAGAGCTCGTCGGCCATCGTGCGGAAGACCGTTGCTGCCGCGTCAATGGCAGTCTGATTAATGACGTGTGAAGAGTCAGCCATGTTGGAATCTCCTGTAAATCGTTGGCGCTTAGAGCGCTATCAAACCGTCGCCGCCGAGCGGATCTTGACCCACGCGGCCGTAGTGCCGACAGGCTGCACGATCTCGCCGACCTTGACGTCGTTAGTCGCGGCGGCAGCCGTGGTTACGAGGTCCGAGTCGAAGATCACGCACGCAGCGCCAGTGACGGCCGCAAGCGTCGCGTTCGCGCCGAGCAGCTCCTCGTGGCCGAACTTGACGTTGATGGTCGCGCCCGCGGCGGCAGACACAACCGTGTTGGTGGCGATGCCGACGAAGCCGCACGAAGCGGTGTCAGCGCCGGGAAGCGCGAGGCCGGTCGCGAGCGTCACCATCACGAGCGAGCCCTCGTAGATGGTCGTGCCGGTCGTGCAGGTGTACGTGGCGTAGGAAGCGAGAGCGTCGTTGCGCGTCTGACGCGCGGTCATTGCGGTGAGTGCAGCCATTGTGAATCTCCTGAGTGAGCGTTGATATCAGCGCGCGTCAAGCGCCCGAGTTGTTGCGAGCCGCGTGCTTGCTGAGCATCACGGCGACGTGCTTCTTCGCGGCCTCGCCACGCAGGCCAGCGGCCTTGGCGTCAGCCTCGAAGATCTTGGCGATCGGGTCTTGCGACGCCGACAGCGCGAGGGTGTTCGTCGGGGCCTTCGGGCCAGTGACGAGCGAGCCGACGGGCGGCTGCGCGGTCGCGGGAAGCGCCGAGTAAATATCAAGCGCGATCTGCTCCGACTGCTGCGACGCCGTCACGAACGCGGCGCGCTGCGCCTCGGTGACGCGGCCTTCGCTGAGCAGGCGCGAGAACGACGCGTCGATGCGCGCGGTGCGCTCGAGGGCGACGCGCTGCTCGCGCTCCTTGCTGAGCTCCGCGACCTGCGCCTGCAAGGCCTTCACGGTCGCCGCGAGCTCGACGGCGCGGGCCTTGTGCGCGCTGAGCTCGACGCTCGTGCGCGAAAGCTGAGCGTTGGCGTCGGCCGTCATGCCGCTCACCGGGCCAGCGACCAGCATCGCCGCAAGCTGGTCGAGCTTCTCGGTGACTGCCGCGAGCACGCCAGCCTCGTCCATGCCCGTGGCTTCCACGAGCTTCGACAGCACCATCGTCGCAGCGGCCTCGCTGGCCTCTTCGACAAGCTCCTCAGTCTCGGGCATCCCCTCCGCGACGGCCTCTTCGACCATGGCGACGTCGTCCTGAAGCGCGATGCCCGAAAGACGCCGGATGCCCTGCGCGATGCGCGAAAGCTCCTTGAGCTTCTTCTCGTTCATCGCCGCGTCGACAACTTCCTCCGTGATCGTCGCAGCGGGCATGGCCTCCTCGGCCATCGCGCCCGCAAGCGCCACAAGCGCGTCAAACGCCTTCTTCATTTTCTCCGGCGTCGCGTCTTTCTTGAGACCGAGCGCCGTCGCGATTGCCATCAAAACCTTCGTGGGATCCATTGCGAGACTCCTTGTTGACCTCCGCGACGGAGTCCCGACGCGGGAGAGAGTGATGGGCGTCATGCCCGGTAGAAACGGTGACGGCGTGAGGCCGAGCTCGTACAGCTCAGCGAGGCCAGCGACCTCGCCAGTCGCGCGGTCAATCGGCGCGAAGTCAACAACGACTGAGCAGAAGCGCTGCGCGCCCGACGCGATGCGCTTGGCGGCGTCGTCAGTCCACTCGACGTAGCCCCACAGCTCGCAGCCCGTCGCGCCGTCGCGCACCTCGAGCGCCTGAATCCAGCCAGCCGCGTCGATGGGCACGCCCATGTCGTGGCGCGGGTGGCCCCAGAGCACGGGCACCGGCTGCTCGCCTGCGTCGTAGAGGCGTTTGATGTCGCCGAAGACTTCGCGCGTGAATGCAAACGGCCCAGCTGGGTGGCCGTTCCACTCGCTCTCGTAGGCCATCTCAACCCACGAGCACTGAGCGTTGGCGAGCAGCGGTGCCTTCATGGTGGGCTGCGCGGCGACGTCAGCGAACGCGCCGAGCGTGGCGCGCAGCGCGAGCTTGCGTGAGCCGTCGAAGGCTGTTGCGGTAGATGCCATTATGACCTCACAAAAGACGATGCGCCGAAGCCGGGCGTCAGCATGAATCCCGATGGGATGCTGGTGATGACCTGCAAGCCCTCGTCGCGGAGTTCTTCTTCCGACAGCGTCGTGATGACGCAGCGACACTGGAATCCGGCAGGCGGCGAGATGTTCGCGAACGACGAATCATCAGCGCGCCAAACCTTGCGATTCATCGGCGCGTGCTCAGCGCGCACGCGATTGTCCTGCGCCGTGAGCCACTGCCTATACGGGCGAGCCTCGAGGACGTCGGGGTCATTCATTTGCGTCCAGCGTCCCGCGCCATACGCGCTTGCGACGTTGGTCCTGTAGACGTTCTCAAGGTAACTGGGATCCTGCGGCGCAATGCCGAGCGTGATGGTCTGGTCTTCCATCGCGCGTCGGAAGTCGCGCAGCGTGTTGCCTTCTTCGAGCGTGCGCTGTAGCTCCTCGACGGCGCGTCGCGAGATGACGTCGAGCTGCTCGTCGGTGGCCAGCGCAGCGCGACGGCGATACGCGCGCAGCACAAACTCGAGGATGTCGGGGTCACCGCCGCGCTCGCGCCAGAAGGCCACCGCTTCCGAAAATGGCATCTTCAAGAACGCGGGCCGCAAGTCGACCGCGAGCTGCCGTTGCGCGCCCTGCGGGTCGAGCTCCACGAGGCGCACGAACATCTGGCCTGCGAGGTCGGATTTCACCGACGCTTCGTAAATCAGCCGCTCAAGTTCCGGCGTGCCCTTGAACGCGGCGACGGCCTCTTCGATAGCGCTCGCGCCACCGGCCGACGCGACGGCGATGGCCTCGCGTACCGGCGTGAACGCGACGACGCCCTCAAGCGTAGTCTCCGCGGCGACGACGTACGGTCGCCCGATTACTGCCTGTACGCGCGCCTTGTCCGCGGGGTCGCTGAGAGCGAGGACGTCCGCGAAGTCGCCGACGTCATCGACAGCGCTGGCATCCCATGCGCCGAGCCCGGCGACGTCGAGAAAGGGCGCTCCGCGGACGCACCTCCGAGCGTTTCAGCGGGCGTCACGGCCTCGATCGATGGCGAGCCCGTCTCGACTGGCGGCGCGGCCTCAAAGGGCAGCGGAGAGCCCGGAGGCGCAGGCGGTAGCTGAATCTTCGCGATGTTCTCGCCGCCGTCCTCGACGCTCCACGCGGGCAAGCCCAGCGAGGCGCGGATTTCGTTGACGCGCACGCTGCCGGTGTCGATGGCGTCGCGCGTGATCGGCAGGCTGTCGTCAAAGAGCGTCTCGATGACCGGCAGCGGGATATCGGCGCGGCGCAGATTGTAGTACGCGAGCCACCTGACCACGTCGCGCGTGATTGAGCCCCACATCAGCGTCGAGTCGAGCTTGCTGTTCTCGAGCCGCACGCCGTCGCGCGTCTCCGTGCTCGAGCGCGAGCCGTTTGCGCCGCTGAGATAGAGATCGGGACTGACGCCGAGCGCGAGGAACAGCTCCTCGTTCAGCGACGCACGAAGCTCTTTCCAGACGCCCGTCGAGCCTGCGCCTGCAGGGTCGATGATCTTGATATCCGACGTGCCGCTCGTGACACCGACGCTGTCGGCCGTGAGCTGCTGTAGGTCGTCGAGGATGCGCTGCCGCTGCGCGCTATCCGACGACGCGGCCATCTGCGCGAGCACAAGTGGATTGCCGAATCGCTCAGCGCCAACCAACCAGAACGTCCAGACGTTGCGCTTGAACATCCAGTAAAAGACCGCCGCGAGGAAGTCGCCTTGGTCCATCGGCCGGCCGGGGTCCGTCCACGGCACGTGCACGAGGAACTTCGCCGGATAGTTGATCGTGTTGTACCACTGGTAGTCAAAGTCCCTGACCTCGAGTGACCAGTCCTGCGCGTACCGCAAGTTGCGCGTTTGCACTGGCACCGGCTGCGGCATCCACGCGCCGCCGCGACGCGACCACACCAGCTCGTGACACGAGATGCCCATGCCGATGGCGTCGAGGACGCGCATCAGGAACGTCTCGCGCGCCTCAAGCGACACGAGCCATTCCTTGGTCAACTGCACCAGCTCTTCAGCAGCGCCGCGCATCTCGGGCGCGACGTCGTCGGCCATGCGCACGGCGAAGCCGCGGCCAGCCACCGACGAGCGGCGCGTCGAGTACGCGCGACGCACGACGGGGTCACGGCGCATCTGCGTCGCCATGTCCGCCCAATACTCGTAATTGCCGAAGTCGAGCTCGCGCAGCGCCGTCGAGATGCGCCCCGGCGACACCGGCTGTAGCGCGCGCCCGCTGATGGCCGACAGCGACTGCGGCCTGATGACGCGACCCATCTCGGGGATGCGCGTGACCGGCCCCATCGGCTCAGGCGCAGCGGCAGCGACCGGCGCGGTCTTCTGCGTGCGTGGCTTGCGAGACGTCATCGGCTAACCCCAGTAGTTCTTGCGCCCGACGCGGGGCGCGTAGTCTGTCGTCAGGTCAGCAGACACGCGCCTGCCAGTGCTCGCGACGCCGCTGCCGACGTGCATCTCCGCGAGCAGGTCGAACGCAGCCGCGAGCGCGTCGACTTGGTCGTCGTGCGCGTCGCCCTGCCCCGTAAATCGCGCGACCTCGTCGCAGAGGTCAGGCAGCCACGCAGCGCCCTCGCGCACGAGCACGCGGCCCGCGTTCCACGCTGCTGCCAGCGGTGTGGCGCGCGCGTACTTGTCTCCGATGGCCGTCTTGACCTCGACTTGCAGCCCGACTCCTCGAGGTGGCGGCAGCGCGAGGAAGTCGAGCGCGCCGCGGTCAGCGCCGCCTGCGTAGATGCGCGACGCGGTGTGCGGCCAGCGTGCCCTAAGCATCGCGAGCTGCTGCGCGAAATCGCTCGCACGCATCTGCGCGCGCAGCACGTCGAGGACGTAGTACCGCGCGTCCTGCCCTTGTCCCGCCTTGCCCATCACCACTGCCACCGACCAGTCCGCGCTCGTCTTCGCTGAGTATGCGAGGTCGAGCCCGATGCCGCGCGTGAGCTCGCCCGGTGGCGTCGAGTACGTCGTCGGCGTTGCTGAGAAAACTGCGCCACCGCGCGCTCGAGGCTGGCCCATGTAAAGCGCTGCCCACTCGTACGGCCCGACCTCGCGCTCGCGCTGGCGCAGGAACTCACGCGGGCGCTGCGACGGCCACAGCGACTCGTCCTCGGCGGTGATCGCCGGGAGATTCACGACCTCCCAGCCGTCAGCTTCGAGCCTGCCGATGAGGTCGTCGGGATGCCAGCGTGTATGCACAACGATGCACGAGCCCGTGGGCGCGATGCGCGTGAGCGCCGTCGACCGCAGCCAGTCGGAAATCTTCTCGCGCTCGCGCCGCGACTCAGCCTCTTCGCGATTTTTGTGCGGGTCATCGACCACGACGACCTGCGCGGCATAGCCGGTGAGCGGCCCGCCGATGCCCGTCGCGAGCAGACCACCACCCTCGACCAGACGCCAGCGTCCAGCCGCGCTCGTGTCGTCGCGCAGTGACAGCCCGGCCTCGCGTGCGAGGTCGCGAATCTCTTTGCTGCGGTCGTGCGCGAAGTCGGCCGAATACGACGCGTACACCACTGGCCACGTCGGATGACGCGACAGCATCTGCACGATTCCATGCTGGATCAGCGTGGTCTTGCCGAACTGCGCCGGGACGCTCACGCACGCACGCACCGTCTCGCCACGCATCGCGCGCTCGAAGAGAGCGGCCACCGGCGCGAGGTGCTGCGGCGGCTCCCATCGCGGAGACAGCGCGTGCACGTAATCCACGAGGCTCAGCCTGCGCCGCGGGTCTTCGCGTGACGGCGACTTCTCCGCGCGCAGTCGCTCAAGCTCCTGCGCCGCTGCCGCTCGCAGCCGCGTCGACACCTGCGCCTGCCGCCGACCGCGTATCAGCTCGCGCACCGTCATCAATGCGCCTCGTCTGCGGCCTCGTCGTCGTCGGCCCTGTCATCGCCAGCAAGCCGCGCGAGCAGCACCGCGTACCACTCAGACGGCAAGCACTCGCGAGCAGCCGTCAGCACGTCGTTTGCCGCGGCCTCCTGCGCGCGGATGACGAGCTGCTGCGAGGGCGCGTACGTCTCAGGCATCGTGCGCTCAAGCAGCCATGCGCGAGCTTTCCAGTCGCTTTCCTCGCCAGCCTGCGTGGGCTTGGCTTGCAGCCGTATCTGGTCGAGCATGGACTGCTCGAATGCCGAGCGCGCGCGTGCGACAGCGCCGAAGAAATCCGCGTATGGCTCGCGTCCTGCGTCAGCCTGCGAGCGCCACTTCTCGATGCATCGCGGCGACACGCCCTCGGCTTCGAGCGCTGCCGGTAGACGCAGCCCGTTCTCGACTCGCGCGCATACCCGCTGCGTGAACGCTGGCGTGATGTGCGACGGCCTGCCGAGCGGCGCGCTCAGCTGCCGAGGCTCCTCGCCCTTCCGCTGCCGCTTGCTCATGCCATCACCATCGCAGGAATCCCGCGCATTGTAAGGGACGCACGCAATACAGGGTCGGCGCAAGCCGATTGCGCGGCAACGATAGGCGCGCATTGACGCATCATTCGCCCCTCTTGCGCGGCTTCGGTGGACGCCTGCCAGACGCAAGGTGCTCGGCCATCCACGTTTGCAGCTCGGCCTTCACCGCGACGACGCCCGCAAAGGTCTTGTAAACCGGCAGCGACTTCTCGTCTGACAGATACCGCACGGTGCGCTCGCTACAGCCGCACGTCGTCGCAATCTCTTTCCAGCCTTGCAGATCCCACGGTGTTGCCCTGCTCGCAGCCATAGCCGTCAACCTCCCGTCGTGCGGGACCAGCCCGCGCGCGCTCATTGCCCGATATAGCTCTAGCAGCCCCTCGCGTCGCATCGTGATCACGTGCCCGACTGGCACCTCGACGCCGAACGCCTGCGACGCGTACGCCGCGATATCGCTGGCAAGCGGCTCCTCGTACGGGTCAACGTCCTCCTCGCCCTTGCGCGGCCTGCCACGCACCGCGATGCGCGTCTTAGGCTTCTGCTGCCGCACGCCCTCCCCGAAGCGCGGCTGCGGATGCTGCATCGGTAGTCGGCTGCCCATGACGCCGAGCACCGACCACACGACGACCGCCCGCGCCTGCGCTGCCGACAGCCGCTCCTCGACCGGGTACGTGCGCAGCGTCCAGCCGTCCGCGAGGCACAGCGCCCACAGCCGCGACACGGGCGCGATGCGCTCGACAGCCCGCTGCGCGGCGTCCCCTTGCGATGCCCCGCTGCCGCCCCAAGACTGCGCCTCAAACCGCGACGGGTCGCTGGTCGACCGCAAGGGCGCACCGTCGATGCGCGCGGCGTCTAGCGCCCGTAGCGCGCCGAGAACGCCACCAAACGGCGGGCGGCTGCTCTCGCCGCGGTTCTCGCGCGCGATGATGGCGAGCGCGACCTTGGTGGCCTCGTGCTGCCGCTTGGCCCGCTCGCGCAGCATGGCCGGCGTCACCGTCTCGACGGGCGCAGCGTCGCGGT